ATCCAACTGGAACAGCTTGGCCTTGAGAAGCGTTGCCGGGTTTAGATCCGAAAAGATAAGATTTACCACCAGCAGATACTTCTTGATTAAAATCTGGTTTTGGAGGTGGATAAAGAAGCGTCATAACGCCTTGAACAGCTAGCGCAGCTCCTACCATTTTCAAACCAGCAGCAAATTTTCCTCCAGCAATAGCTCCTACTGGCCCAGTAAGAGATACAGCAACTATAACAGCGGCTAACAAAAGCATCTGCAATCCCTGATTATTTCCAGCTCCCCACACAATCGGAACAATATGTATTTCTTTTGGCACTCTTTGTATCTCTAATTCTTTTGGGTCTTGCACTACTTCATCATCAATAATAACTCTATAAAAAACCCCTTTACCCATTAATTTTTTAACGGTAGTAATAAAACCTTTTCTATTAGAATTGATTGCACGAAAAGTATCTTTCGCTGATTCAATGTTCAGCTTAAAATGTTCGCCGTAAAGATTTCTCAACTCTCCATGCAAATATATGTTAGTCATACATCTCCTTTAATACTTTAACATACTCTTTGCTAACATGAGGAATTTTTGGCGTTAAAAGATTAAACTTCTCTGTTTGCTTGCTATAGATTAGATACGGAACACAAGAATTTTCGCAATTAAATTTATCAAACTTAGACTCCTCTTCTCCAGATGAAGGATGAGTATGATAGATAGCCATCAACTTGCCGCTTCTGATTTTCTTTACAACCTCTAATGGATGAATCTCAAATAAGTTATTTTCATAAATCGCAATGTTTTTAGCTGGTTCAGTTACGACTTTGCCATCTTCCATACAAACGAAGCCGCAAACTTCAAGATCAGATGTAGATGCGTGATCAATTATAGATTTCATATTATTGTCCGTTAATGCTGTATTCTTCTGTACCGGGGAATCCACCAAAAGGCAAACATCCTTCGTTACCAAATCTCATTCTGCATCCAGTAATAGTTTTGGAGCATTGATCAGCAACCCAATGTTCTTTATTAAAGAATGGATCTTTATTTGGCGCTGACGTGTGGTTTTTTAAACAAACGTAAACTTTCATAAGAGGCTCCCAATTTGGGACTTCGTTAATGTCGCTCTTAGAAACTTTTATATTACTAGTCTCCCTATAAACAAAGTCGCCTACTTTATAATTATTCCCATTGTTCTTCCATTTTAATTCGTTTTTGGCTGAAAGCAAAGTAGCTCTATCACTTCCAACTGACTTACTTAATGAAGCGTCAAATGTAAATTTTTGCCCTGAAGAAAGTTTTCCAGAATCTGTGGCGTCATAATAATAACGAGTAGTTGGAGTTTTTGTCCAAGCTTCCGTTCCTAAGCTAGTTCCAGTTTGGTAATACAAATCCAAACCAGCAGCTCCTAAATAATTATAATGTTTAATTAATATATTGTGATAACCTACTCCTAGATTTGGGCTAGAAACCACAACGTTAAATAAGCTAGGCAAGTTCTCTCCTCTCATTGGTCCTGTTCCATATTTATAAGAAACCTTGACTCCATCAATATAAACTTCTGCTGAATCACTAACATCTACAGCGAAAGAATAAGTTCCGTTCTCTCCTCGATCAACTTTAAAAAACCCATAAAATTCAGTAAAGCATTTTTCAGTAGCGGTTCCTATCACAACGTCAGACAAAACTTCTTCTGAAGAATTAACGTAAATAGAATCGCGCAAATCTGTCACAAAGAAATCTGGATAATCTTCAAGAACATCAACAGCTGGATCACCAGCTAAAGGAGGTAATACGATATTAGTGTATTTTCTTTTAAGAATACCTGATCTTAGATCTACTGTTACAGATAGCCTTTGGTCGTATTCGTTAGCTACTGGTGCGCCCATGTAACGACAACCATTGCCTCTATAATGAAAAGAACAATATCGCGCCATAACGATACGTTTCGGAAATGTAACGTTTTCTAATTCAAGCGGCGAACTAAGTTCAAACTCTACTACAGCTCTATTTTCGCTAGATTTTCTTAAAATAAAGAATACTTGATCTTCTAATCCTGCGTTGGCATCCGCTGTTCCGTAAGGATTGCGTTGTTCAGAAAAGTTGCTGTTATCTAAAAATCTAAGGAATACTCTTTTTCTAACTATCTTAGCTCCAGCGAGATTGTTGTAGCGCCTAATCAAGTTGGACATGAAAAAGTCCTGATTAGATACCATTAGCTTTGGTCTAGGAAGGGAGCCGTCACCTTTGCTTTCAAAACCAGAGCTTTGGATAGGAAAAGGTACATATTCTTCTCCTTGCCAATAGATTGAGCCGTTAATTCCATTAGTGCCGCCATGAATGTAAAGCTTCTCATCTGGCATATTAACGTAATCATAATAAATCACGAAGAATTCCAACAACGCTGTTGGTTCCAGCGAAAATAACTCCGAATTAGCTTTATGATTAGATTCCCTTGACATTTCCTTTTCCCTTTAGATTATATTACACCCATGAGTCAGAAAAACCATATAAAAATAGACGCATTTACGGTAATGCCAATGCGTTTGTCCGATTTGCCTGACGTTTTAAGGTTAGCTGTAAAAGCTCAAGCTTCCTTTGGTATAACCTCAATAGCTTCGCCATCGCTATTCTTTAAAGAAATATCTTTAAATCTTCAAAATAACTTTAGAACATCTTGCGTATTTAAAGACGATAAAGGCAAGATTTTCGGCGCATTAGTGTTTCGTGAAACAACTAGCATTTCCGCTGAATTCACTTATATGTTCTCTGATCCTAAATTTATCCATCAAACAGAACAAATCAAAAAAGCTTTCAGTAATTACTTAGGAACATCCAAATATAGCGAAATTACTGTTCATGTATTCAAAAAGCGTAAAAGATTCGACTCTTATTTAAAATTAATTAAATCTTATGGTTTTGAGGAAGTTAATCAAGAAAGCGAATTGTTTTTAAAACTTATTTATAGAAAAAGCTCTTGACACAGGTTGCGAAGTTCGCATTAAATGCAGCTTCCAATGAAGTTTGATCGCCTCGTAAATTTAGCAAAAAGCCTAATTATCTATGACGATACTGGAATACGGTGTCGTCATTTTGCTTTTATACTGCACAAAAACCGTGTCATTTCTATTGGGAGAAACTCAAAAAAGTCTCATCCCATCAATAGAAAGTACGGTTATTTTGAAGGCAGCGGCATTCATGCCGAAGCGTGCGCGGTCATTAAATCTGGCAAGGTAGATCATTCAAAAAATATTTTAGTTACATTTCGTATTGACAGAAACGAAAAAGTAGCTATGGGTAAACCTTGCAAGCACTGCCAAAAACTTTTGGGAGATGTAATTTTTAAAGAAATTTATTACTCAAACGAAGAAGGCGAATTCACAAAATTTAATGAAAATCTTAATCATCGAAAGCACAAGCAAGAGAAAGCCGCTGTCAAATGAGTTTGACGATACCTCAATCGTTCATTGTCGTAACAGCTTGATTCTGGCCGAGGCACTCGGCGCAGACTTATTGGATGGCGAATACAAATTGCCACAAATCTTAGCCAACCAGTACGACGTAATCATTTGCGCGTATGCTTCACCGTATATGCCGCACGTTCCTTACCGGGAGATTCTAACAAAGAATCCAAACGCGAGGTACGTTTGGCTCGTTAACGACCATGACATTGAAGACAATCAGCTTCTTCGCTATGGCGTAATCAATCATGGATTAAAGTACGACATGATCTGCAATAATCCTCGTAGCGGTTATCGCCACTGGATTCTCAACAAGAACATTGCGGGCAAAAAACTAAACGACTTTATCATTGAATGGCTAACTGTTAATCTTAATTCTTTGATTATGGATACGCGCAATCCTAATCTTGTTGATAAGGACGGTATCATTTACTACGGAACATACCGTAAGCATCGCCAAATTTCTTTTGAGAAGTTCTTGACTGAAGGCGTGCATCTTTCTTGCTCACCAAAGAACGTTAAAAAGTTTCAAGCGATCAACTGCAAATGCACTTTTGTTGAAAAACTTTCTTGGAAGAAAAACGAAGAAGATTTGTGCAAATATAAATACTCAATTTACATTGAAGATCTGCATACGCACAACAACTATGCGTTCTTAGCTAATCGTTTTTACGAAGCTTTGATGAGTGATGTTGTGATGTTGTTTGACGCTGGATGCGAAAATACAATTAAGAATTGCGGATACACTTTATCCCCGAATGTTTTGATTGATGAAAAAAGATTGTCAAAAGGCTTGACAACTTATGTTTCTTCTCTCAATTACGAGGAAGAGCTAAAGTATCAAAAGCAATTCGTTCCTCAAGCTTTTGCCGAAAAATATCACGCTATCCAAAAAATTAAAAACTTTTTAAAATGAAATACGAAATCACATTTGCTCTGACTGAAAAGTCACGCAAGCATCTTAACATTCAGGAGCTTACTCCTTACAAAGCCTCGATCATTTCTACAAATGATCTCAACGATACAAAGTTAATGCTTCTTATCACTCTTAATGAAGAAGGTCTTCCAATTGAAACTCCAAGAAGATTTGAAATGGAAGTTAAGA